CTAACCAATTCTGCAATCTATCAGAAGTTGTTGTCAGGGCAGAGGATACACTCTCAGACCTCAAACGAAAAGTACGTACTGCGTCTATCCTTGGAACTCTACAGGCTACCCTAACTGACTTCCGCTACCTACGTAAGGTATGGCAGAAGAACACAGAGGAAGAAGCACTACTGGGTGTGTCGTTAACAGGGATCATGGATCATCCAACCCTATCAGGAAGGAGAGATAAAGGTGTACTCAAAACGTGGCTTACTGAGCTTAAAGAAGAGGCTATTAAAACTAACGCAGAATGGGCTAACCGTCTTGGCATTAACATTAGCACTGCCATTACTGCTGTTAAGCCTTCCGGCACTGTTAGTCAGTTGGTGGATTCTGCGTCTGGCATCCACCCTAGATACTCAGATCAGTATATTAGACGAGTTAGAGCGGACGCCAGAGACCCCCTCTGTGAAGTCTTAGAGGCAGCAGGAATCCCTGTAGAGGACGACGTTATGTCACCCACTACTAAGGTATTCAGCTTCCCTATAAAATCCCCTGACGGGGCTGTGGTGGCCTCTGAGATGGGTGCAATGGAACAACTTGAGCTATGGGAGATTTATCAGGACTTTTGGTGTGAGCATAAGCCGTCCATGACATGCTACTACCGTGATGATGAATTCCTTGAGGTAGGTCAGTGGTTGTACAACAAGTTCGACAAGATTAGTGGAGTATCGTTCCTCCCTTATTCCGAACATACGTACCAACAGGCTCCTTACGAACCTATAGACTTAGAGACCTATAAGAAGCTTAAGGAGGAATTCCCAGAGACGATTGATTGGAACATCTCTGAGAACTCTGACATGACAGAAGGGTCTCAGCAGTTAGCTTGTACGGGCAATAACTGCGAGTTGTAAACTACAGGGGCTTCGGCCCCTTTTCTTCTTCTGGGGCTAAAGCAGCGCCAAACATTCCCATACGACCGATATTAGTAGCAGCCTCTCTTACGTCTTCAGGGGTTCTCATGGCCTTTACGTCACGTACTGCCCTTGCTTGGTACTGAGAGCCTGACTCAAGCATTCCACCCTGAGGCCCACGTTTAGCCTCAACACCAGTAAGCCTTTCGATAGCTGAAATGTCAGGGTCTCCTACTACTTCTTGCTTCTTAACTCTCTGTGATTTACCTGAGCCAAGACCGAAGACTTCAATAGGCAGTACGTTAATAAGATCGTTGCCTTCAGGGAAACCCATTCCCATCATGTCGTGTCCGTCAGAAGTCATGCTGTATACCTTATTTGCGTTAGTATCTACAGCAATGAAATCATTCATACCGCCCAAGTCCTGAGCAGTAGACCTGTGGCTACTAGACATAGCATAAACACCGTCAGAAACTTCGTTTACTTTCATGTCTTTTGCGTTATCAAAGTACTTGACTAGTTCTTTGTCTGCGTTTGTTAGCTTTCCTTTTGGCTTCTGCTTTGCTCTTAGGTACTGAGAAACAAGAAATGAAGAGCCTTTAAAACTACCGTCTTTATTTTTTATTGTAAAAGGACCTAAGTTGTCTCCTGACGCTTTTATCATTGCGTTTCTGTCAGCAGCGTTGGCGATGCCCCCAAGCCTACTTAGTTGTTCTTGTTTTGAAAGGTCAGGAAACACCTTCTCTATTTGGCTGTAGACACCGCCTGTTCCTCTCAAAAACTTAAGCATGTTGTTAGCTGTAGTAGCAGTACCTCTTGCTTCACCCTGTAGCCCTTCTCCTGAACCTCTACGTCTTACTACTAAAGAGGTGGCTCCGGGTGCGTCACTAACGCCGTGTATTGCCTTTAGGTGGTTTACAGCCCTATCAAGAATAATCTCAGGGACGTTAGACGTAGTGGTTAAGTTCTGTTTTATTCTGTTTGTGTCTGAAAGATCAAAGAAGTCCTGAGTGTACTTCCGCATTTCACGGGACTGCCCAAAGACAGAATCTGGACGATCGGTCATGTTTCGAGTTTGAGTATCCATAAAACCAGAGGCTAAAGCAGTTCCTCTTGTCTTGTTTACGTCGCCTTCGAGCGTCCTAGTGACGTACTCATCTCTACGGCCTTTTCCTGCTCCGACTTGTCTTGTTCTGGCAATCTCGTTAGGGTTTACCATTTGGTTTAAAACTCTCCCCACCTGCGGTACTGCCACTTTAGCGGCTGCGTATGCTTGTCCTACTGGTCCCACAGGAGAGTAAAAACCGGGTATTTCCGTAGGCGTATTCATAGCTAGGTTTGTTAATCCTGTTTTTCCTAGCTCTAGTCCTACCTTTGGTAAAGCAATCTCTGCAATGTTTCCAAGAGCTTGTGTTTGTCTAGGGTAGTCTTCAGCAAGTTGTTTTACTCTATCAGGAGTCACAGCAGAAACCGCGCTGCCTATAGTTTCCATAGGGAGTACTGAGCGAAGAGCACCAGTAATAGGAGAAGTAGCCATCTGTGCCATACCAGCTAGTTCGTTAAGCGTACCGTAACCAATGTCCGCTGCTGTTTCTCCAGAAAACAAGGACTCTCTAGGTCTAAACAGCTCTTCTTGAGAGGCTTGGTATTTATCTTGTCCCGCTCTAAAGTCCTCTGCAATATTACTTGCTACTGCTCTTACGCCTCTAGCAGGAGCAATAGTCGCTCTGTTTTCCCTACTCATCTGTGCTTCACGAGCACGAGTTGCGGCCTTCATTTCCCTACGTAATTTTTGAAAGTCACTCATCTTCTTTAACTTCCTCTCGTGTCTGGTCAATGAGGTCTACAAGCAGTGCTCTGTCCATCTCAAACTGCTTAAGCAAATAAGCTTCGTCTATGTTTTTTATGGCTTTGTCCATGCCCGACAAAAGTTCTGCATAAGCCTTAAGTCGTCTCTTAGGTTTCATCGCAAGGTACGTACCATAGATACCTAGTCCCGCAGCAGCAGTACCTAGAGCAGCCGCAGATCCACCTAAAGCAGCCACACCAGCAGAAGTAGTGGCGGTCAATGCAAGAGGTGTCGAAGGTAAATCAGCTACGTCTTTAACTCTGTCGAAACCCCTAGCCAACATGTTACCTAATTCTTTTGCGCGTTTGTTAGACATGGCGTCTAAAGCTAAAAAAGCGTTGTGCTGTCGGTCCAAAAGACTGTGTAGTTTTTCACCTCTGGTGTTTGTCTTAAGCGTGTTGTTAAGGACGTTACGAATAGCTTTAGCGGCTAATGCTCTACCGGAAGCAGACTCTGCGTCAAGTACAGTAGAAGAAGCTCTTCGTAACGCTGAGTCAAACTCACGTCGCGCCTTAAGTACGCCGTTAAGGTCTGTACCGTGTTTCTGCACCATTTCCAAAGCAATCTGCCCTAGTTCAGCGGCAATCTTTTGTGCGTCCCCTGTAGCCAGACGAAACACAGGGTCTTGTTTAAACTCAACTATCGCCCCAAGTAGGTCCTCTGTCAACACGTCAGTGTCAATAGCTTTGTTTTGAGCTACAATCATGTTGTCTACGGCTTGTGCAGAGGACGCAATGTCTTTCTGTACGATGCGGTAGTTGTACGTATAGGAACGCTTAGGGTTTATCTCTTTTATGTCAGCCAATGTTTCAATGACGTTTTGGTCTCTAGCATTAGGTTGCCATTCTCGTCTACGAAGCGGTCCTACTTCTTCTGCTACAGCGTCTCCGGGTAACATCTCTGGTTCAACTAATTTAGTCGTACCTTTTACTCTGTCTGCTCTAATCGCCTCACGAGATGCTTTTTGTGCGCCTTGGACAAGACTTTTAGGCAAACCAATGTCAGGCATGTCAGGACGCGGGCTAAACACCGCTTGCACATCAATAGCAGTTTCAAACTTTTCAGCGTTTGCTGGGTTTTTAGACGCCCAGTCCTTATAAAACTCATAGCCTTTAGATGCGGCACTAGCAGCTGTTTGAAACGCCTCAGTATTTTGAATCTGAGCAAACAAATCTTGTGCACCTTCTTTAACTGACTGCGGTAATAAACCACCTATATAACTACTAAGCACGGCACCACCTGCTCTAGCAGCTTGAGATACAGCAACACCAGCTACTTTAGGTATGTCTGTTGGGTCTAATTCTTCACCTACAATTCTACCGGCTCTGCGTTGAAACTCAGGCCCAAACTGTTCTACCTCACGCCCTAGTGTTTCTCTAGCGGCCATTTCAGGAGCAAACGCTTGCTGTGGTTGCTGAGGTTGTTTCATAGGCCCAAACACTTCAGCAGCTTGCGTAGCTAATTCATTAGCTGATTGTTGGTCTCCTGCGGCTAACGCACGGTCAATAGCAGCTTTATACTGTTCTTGAGTGTATTGCATAAATACCTCTTATTGTAAATAACTTCTGGCGGCTTCTGAAAGACCTGCTCCGGTAGGCTCTTGAGTAGGGCCTTCATCTACAAAAATATTACCGTAAAGTGCTAAAGAACCTTTGTTGGCGTCGCCTAGTTCTTTTTCTACACTAGTTCTAAGGCTTCTATAATTTTTAATAGTGCGTTGTGAGCTGGCTTTGATTACACCCAAAAGACGCTTTAGTGCTTCTTTGTCAACAGTAATGTTGCCTGCTACTACTTTTTGTGCGTACTCACGGTCAGCGTCTGACAAACCTGTACCAGCACCTAAGTTAGTAATGTATTGGGCCACACGTCTGCCTGACTCTGCAACATAAGCCTCTGTGTCAGCAATAGTAGAAGGATCAACAACGTCAACACCAAAGGCACGCGTATATCTAGAGATGTTTAACTTAAGTTCTGCACCAGCACCTGTAAACATGTTGTCAATTGTTGGGAGTGTACGGTTAACTGACCCAAGAGCGTCCGCAGCAAGCCTAGCATTTTCATGTGCTTCGGCAAAAGCCTTAGCACCTACTTTAGCTAGTTCATCTGCCATTCCTGAGGCAACGGTTTCTACGCGCTGTACTTGAGGGGGCGCTTCCTGTAAATTTAATTCCTCTGCCTCTACCCACATTAGTTGATCTTGGTCCCACACACGTCCACGTTCGTTGACACGAAAAAACTGAACTTTGTTGTCTTTTTGGTAAGGTTTTAAGTCGCCTTTTTCGCCTGAAATGTAATCATTAAAAACACTGTCACGAACAGTAGCTAATTCAAGCTCGTCAAACAAGTCCGGAGGTATTCCAGCAGCGTTAGCCATACGCTTACGTACTAAGGGGTTTTGAGTAGGTATTTTAGAAAGCTCTGCTTTACGGATTTCTTTAGCAATCTCTCTAAGCTCTTCTTGGTCTGTTACGCCCTCAACACGCTGGGCTAGATCGGTCATACCTAAAGTAGTAGCAGCAGAAGCAAGGCTTGTCTTACGCGCTCCAAAGTTTGTCTGTGCTGTAATTTGTGATTGCAGCTTACGTGCTGCTTCTTCGTACTTCACAGCATTTTCAATGTCACCCTGCTGGCGGTAAAACTGGGCTAACTGAAGAAGTCCTTGAGGCGAGTTAGTATCAATAGATGCTACTTGTTGACGCATCTGTTTAGCTTGTTCCATTTGTTGTAATTGGCCCGGAAGTTGTGCTGCTTGTTTAGCAGTAGTAAACAACCCCTGTGCCATTGCAGGGTTAGCCATTTGTCTTAAAAATTCTTGTGAAAACTTAGCCATGATTTAGTCCTTTTTGAACAAACTGCCCAGTGTTGATATTAAGTCAGAAGTTCCTGTCGATCTTGGAGTCAACGCTCCTTGCAAAAGACCAGCACCTGTTTGACCCAGTAGGTTAGCCCTAGCCTGTTCTGCAACCAACTGAGCTTCAAGACCTGACATAGTAGCCTCACCAAACAAACCAGCACCCTGTAGCTGTGCCTGTTGTTGCAACGCTGCAAGTTGCTGTGCAGGTTGAGTAGCTGCCATGAGTTGTTGCTGTGGTAAGTAACCAGCGCCAAGGAACTGTTGCCCAAGAGCCGCTTGTTGCATTTGTTCTGCTTGTGCTTGTTGCATAGCGCCTAACATAGCCGTATTACGAGCTTCTTCCTGTGCTGTAGCCATAGCCAGCATTTCAGGAGTAGCGCCACCATAAGCAGCAGAGCTAACACCAAGCCTACCTTGTCCTGCTAGACGCTCTTCTAAAGCAAGACGTTGACGTTCTTCTTCGGGACGTTGTGTTCTACGCATACGCTCAAAGATAGCTTGCTCTCTAGGCTCTCTAGTCTGCATAGCTTGACCAAAGAAACCACCGGCACCTCCTAAGAGTTGATTCTGCAACGCAGCTTCTTCAGGGGACAAGCCCATAGTGGTTGCAATACCACCTTCAGGAGTAACTCTAGTACCCATGTCAGCACCAGTAGCAGTAGTCACAGTAAATGGTCTAAACTGTGTCTGCTCCATTTGTGTAGCAGCGAGTTCCTCAGCCCCTGTTCTAGCCTGTTGTCCTATGTCACTAAGACGACCATAGGCTTCGCCTGTTAACAGACCACCTACAACGCCCGGAAGCAAAACGCTTGGTTGAGACAAGAATGATCCAAGGCTTCCTAGCATGTCGGTAAAGCCATTGCCCCCAGAACTTTCCTCTGTTGTTGGTGGTTGTACTGTTGGAAAAACCATTATTATCTCCCGTTAAAGTAGCTTACCTATCAAAGCCATTACGTTAATTTCTTGCAGTGATAAAGCAAAGCCATCTATTTCTGACTCTAGACCCACTTGCACACTTGTTCCGTACCCTGTTGTATTTAATGCTCTTGCGTTAGTCAATTGACCGCCTGTAAATTCTACTGTTGTGTACTCACTTACTCCGTAAAATCCTGTAATTTGAGTACCTACTGTAAACTCTGCCGTAGAATACGTTGTATCAAAGTCATAAGCCCACTTCATAAATACTGTTGCGTCGTTTGCACCAACCAACGTAGGCTTAAGCTTTTTAAGAATCTTAACTCTTGAGCTGTCACCGAAGGTTAAGCTTGGACTATAGTATTTAAAACGATAACCAACGCCGTTGTCGCTGTAACCTGTATAAGTACTAATTCCGTTTTCTGTTCCTACATACAACGTGCCGTTACTTATTCGTGTGTAGGATGTAAACTTAGTAGTGGGCCAACGAGTAACACGGTATGATCCGTTTTCTAATGTGCCTCTAACGTCAAAACAGTACGTTACGTCTTGGCCCGTGAACGTCAATAAATAGAAACCTTCTTCTGGGCTGTATACAGACCTAAAAAACTGTGTTTCGTTCTGCAACGCAGTAATAATATCTTTAGTGATATTACCCGACAGACTGCTAATAGGCATTGACTTTTCTTGTATTGTTCTACCAAAGCTCTTAAGACCGGTGTGTGACAAGAACAATAAGTCAGTACCTGTATACTGCACAGTGTCTCTGTTGACACAACCAATACCTGCTACAGTGTCTGCTAACGTCATAGAAGCAGGAGAAGTAGCACCGTCGTAAACAATAATACTGTGCTTACCAAAGATAATTAAGGCGTTGTTGTGAGCTGCTAAAGCTACAATCTCATCATAACCATCAGGCCATACTTTAGATATGTCTATGTTACCGCTAGAGCCACCTGTCCAGTGTATACCGTTTAATAAATCAGACCAGTATATTGTAGACTTGTTAGCAGTAAAGTCTGCTGTCCAGAGCCTACCATATGCCGCTAGGACTTCGTTACCGTATATAGCACTAGTAACACCAGTGGCGTGTGTATGGTCGCTCATGGCCTCTACAGCGCCAGAAGTGTTATCATACACTAAAGGTTCAAACCCACGTTGGAACATGTAGATACGGTCATTAAAGTCTACTAGCTTCCAGTTGTTTGCGGTAATATTGTAGCCAGCAGGTGTTTCGTCTACTAATGTAGCTGTGCCACTAATGATCTTGTTGTTGCCAACAGAGAAAACCTTAGTATTACCAGCGTTATCCCTAAACTCTTTAATAGCACGTAATGAACCAGTCCCAAGGACAGTCTTGTTCGTAGTTACGACAGTGTGGCCCTTACGTGCAGCAATACGACCACGTTTGTCAATCACAGCATTGTCTGCAATTTCTGCAAACGACGGGTCTTGAGCCAGCGGCGAGTCTTCGGTGTTAACACCTTTGAATGCCGGAGCTACAAGATTGATACTTTTAAGTTCTTGAGCCATATCAGATAGTCCTAAAGATCATCTCTTCGGGGTGCTTTGCTGCGTCAATAGCAATAGCGTCAGACAAAAATTTATCAGCAATAGCAAAGTACTCAGCAGTAGAAGTGCCTCCTGTTTCTCCACGCTCACGAGCTAACAAAGCTACTGAAAGATGTACTACAGGCATCGAAGGCACAAGCATAACATCTTCATTACTACTTAGGTCGGCCTGCCTTTTAACAACATTAAACCGAAGGTTATGCACTCCGTTTGGTGTTGGACTTACTAATACTTCAGTGTCTCCGTTAGCGTCCAGCCCGTTGTACGTATAGTATAAAGGCGCACCTTCTGAAGCATTGAGTAAGTAGATTTGCTCATTAAACCAATCTTTAGTTTGGTAGTCCATAAAGCAGTTCTTAGTGTCATTAAGAACAGACATGACTTTCACATTATCTTTACTACCAGTCAGTGAATAACTATTATCTGATGCAGCAGTAGTTACTACAATAGTGTCACGCAAGGCAGACCAATCAGTTGATTCTTCTACTAGCTTTTTTGCATCGTTTATAAAGTCCCCTACCATTTTAACATAAGTAGTACCGGTGACTGACGTGGTTTCTTCTTCACGTAAGCGACGCAATACACTGTTCATTAAATTAAGATACGTCATGCCAACATTCCTCGTCTACGGGTACGCATTAATAGTTGCTGTGCTTCTTCGTTGTAGTCTACTGCTGGTGTTTTAATAGCAAGCTGTGGCGCTTCTCTAGGACGGTACGTAATACCTTTCATAAAATCTTCGTAAGGCGCTCTAGAAGGAGCCGCTTGTGGGGCAAACATTCCGCCAGCTGACAATGCAGTAAGAATATTACCAGCCATAATATCTTCTTGTAGTTCTTCTTGTTGTTCGCCATATGTCCTTTCAAATTCTGCTTGACGCGTAAGTATTTCCTCGCGCTCTTGCTCACCAAGACCTAAGCGTGTAGTTACACTGTCTCTAAACTGTCCAAACGCTTCAGCTTGGCTAACCTGTCCTTGCTGCAATCCTATAAGGTTTACACTAAACTCTTCTTGTAAGTCAGATAATGACAGCCCTAGTTCAGCAAATCGCTGTTGACTATCTGCACTTAAGGCTTCTACTTGACCACCAACACCAATTATTTCTTGAGCAAGGTTTAAGCGTTCTTGTTGTGCTTGACCAAGTTGTGCTGTTGTGTAATCTTGGTAAGCATCAAAGGCTTCTTGTTGGCTTATTTGTCCTTGACGTAACGCTTCAATGTTTACGTTAGTACCGGCAAACAAGTCCTCAATGCTTTGGTCCTGCTGTTGGAACCTAAGCATCATATCATCACTAAGCTGGGTTACGTCACCGTTAACAGCAATGATTGCCTGTTGTAGCTCCTGACGCTCTTCCTGTGCTGTAGTAAACTCTTGGCTTATAGACGAACGTAATTGCGCTAGTGCTTCTTCCTGCGTTATCTGACCGGCTTGTAGTGCATTTATGTCAACACCAACGCCAGCAAACAACTCAGTTATAGTGCCACCAAAGTCTGCAAACTGTTGCTGCATGTCAGCGCTTAGCTGTGTAATGTCACCGTTAGCGGCAATAATAGCTTGTTGTAAATTTTGTCGTTCTTCCGCAGCAAACTCAAACTGTTCTGAAGTAAAACTACGGAACTCGTCAAACCTACCTGCTACGTCTTCCCGTAGAGAAACTAAGTCTTGATCTAGCATCTCTAATTCAGCACTAAGACCACCTTCTACGGATGCTAGTGACTGTATTAACGATGCCTCAAGACCAGTAACACTAGCTAGAAATTCTGCTTCTTGGTCACTAAACTGGGTAGCAATGCCATCTAAAGCGTCATCAAACCTGTCGTTAAGATCGCTAAATTGACTGCTTACGTCTGTCTGAAAAGCAGCAAAGGTGTCTTCAAACTGGTCAAATCTACCTGCTACGTCTGATTGAAACTCAGTTAGGTCAAACCCTAAAGTTTCTAACTCACTTCTTAATCCACCTTCTGTAGCAGCTAATTGTTGCAGTACTGATGCTTCAACACCTGTAAGACCTGCTAAAAACTCTGCTTCTTGTTCTGTTAGTTGTACAGAAAGACCGTTAACAGCGCTATCAAGCTTGTCGTTAAGAGCATCAAACTGCCCACTTACGTCTGTTTGGAAAGCAGAAAAAGTATCTGCAAAATCGTCAAAGCGCCCTGAGAAGTCTGCTCTAATACCGTCTAAATCTTCACCCAAGACTAGTAGTTCGTCTCTCAGAGCGCCTTCTGTGGCTGCTAACTGCTGGAATACAGAGGTTTCTAAGCCTAAAAGATTAGCAGCAAACTCAGCTTCTTGTTCTGTAAACTGAGTAGCAACACCGTTTAGTACATTGTCAATCTTGTCGTTAAGGTTATCAAATCCAGTCTGTACGTCAGCGGAAGTAGCAAACCCAAAGCTGTCTACAATGCCACGTACATCGCCCTCTGACAAACCTTCAGGAAACTGTATATTAGCTATAGCTTCATTGACTATACCACCAATATCTTCAAGCGATATGCCTTCAGGTAAACCATCAAGAGCACTTTGAATTAACTGACGTACTTCTTCAGTAGTAGCACCTTCAGGAAACTGGATGTTAGCAATGGCTGTGTTTACTATGTCCTGTACATTTTCAGTAGTAGCAAACCCAAAGCTGTCTACAATACCTCTAACGTCATCTCCAGACAAATTAGGAGGGAAGTCTATGTTAGATATTGCATCGTTAATTAAATTACCTACGTCACCTAAAGAAATGCCTTCAGGAATACCGTCAATAGCTTCTTGTATTAACTGCCTTACTTCTTCAGTGGTTGCTCCTTCAGGTATAACGATGCCAGATATAGCTTCATTAATTATTCCTCTTACTTCTTCAGAAGTAGTAAACCCAAAACTACCTACAATGTTTCTTACGTCACTGTCTGATAAACCTTCAGGAAAATCTATGTTAGCTATTGCATCGTTAACTACACCACTTACGTCGTCTAAAGATATACCCGCCGGTATACCGTCAATAGCCTCTTGTATTAGTTGACGTACTTCTTCAGTAGTAGCACCTTCAGGTATAACAATATTAGCAACAGCGTTGTTTACAATCTGCTCTACTTGTTCTGGCGTAGCGTATCCAGCCTCTGCTAAGGCTTGTAACATACGGTCTTCTGTAACAAACCCTGAGTTAGATAGTGCAGTAGTAATGTCGTCTGGAGTAGCGTAACCTGCTTCAGCCAGTGCTTGTATTACCTGCTCTGGTGTAGCAAACCCAGCACCTTCAATAGCTTGTTGTACTTGTTCAGGAGTAGCAACACCCTGTAAAGCTTCTGTTAACTGCTCCTGTGTCAGATAACCAGCATTAGACAACTCTTCACGTATACGGTCAAAGTTCTGTTGTGACAGCGTAACGCCATTAATTTCAAAGTACTCTGCAATGTCAGCCATTGTGGGCATTGCGTCAAAGTCAGGCAGAGTTTCAACAAAGTTGTTGATAATAGTATTTATCTGGTCTTGTTGCCCTGTAAACTCTGTATCAAGTTGGTCTAGGAAGTCAGCAAATAGTCCTTCTACTACAGAGGTAACGTCAGGATCTTCATCAGGATCAGGCTGTGGATCTGGAGTAGGATCTGGAGTAGGATCTGGAGTAGGATCTGGAGTAGGAGCAGGAGTAGGGTCTGGTTGATCTGTAGGTAGATCTCCTCTATCAGGGTCTGAAACCTGTGTAGGAATCTCAAAGTAGTCGTCTAGTAAAAAACTATACTTTGACTCATCGTCCATCTCTTTCCAATCACCGGGAATTATACCGCCTTCTTCTTCATAGCGGGTTCTTAAGTCCTCAAGAGAGTACTCATAAATGTCTTCTTCTAGTGCATGAAACGAAAGGTCGTCTATTAATGACTGATACGTACCAGAGCCTATGGTTTCTAAACCAGTATTTTCTAACTGATCTCTGGTGTACTGACCGTTTAATTCAAAGTCAAGGTCTTCACTCTCAGCTAACTGGAAGTACTCATCACCTTCACTGCTTACAAAGTAGTTGTTACCCCTGTTGGTAAACATAAGGGTTGGGTCTTGTTCTGGTGTTTCTGTAGTAACTGGAGGTAATTGAGTTTCTGTAGCTGTACCTGAGTTTACTAAAACATTACGGGCAGCACCGTACACAGCACTGCCTATGTTTTCTGATAAAATACCACCAAGCCAATCAGGAATGCCTGAAGGAAAACTACCGGCTAGCACGCCGCCAATAATAGTTCCTGCTTGTGTTGGGTCTGCTATTGCTCCAGTAACTTGGCTTATTACTTTATTAATTTGTTCTTGAACTTGTTCTACAGCATCTCCACCAGCGCCTACAATAATTGTGCCAATAGTACTTAAGATCTCTCCTAAAGATCCTCCTTCTTCAATAGCGTTACCAATGTCACCGGCGATTTCATTAACTTTGTTTATTGCTTCTCCTACTGTCGGTAAAAAGATAACACCAGCAGTAGGCATCCAGTTAGGTAAAGACACACCGGGAATATAAGGTACTATAGCGTCTAAAATATCTTCAAGACTTTCTCCTCCTTCTTTACCAGAGTTTCCTAGGATGTTTTCAATATCTATAGTAACACCAGCGCCGCCTGTGATTACAAGTGTTTCGTCTCTTCCGGGAGGTGTTGCTGTAGAAACAGGACCGCCAGCAAATTGAATAGCGCCTTGTTCAAGAATTGTGCTTGTTAGTCTATTAGGAGCTTCCATGTCTTCTAAAGACGTAATGTCCCCAGAAGATAAAACATCTGCTATTTCTTGTGCATTGTTAAAAGACTCTGTTATATACTCTTGTGTTATTTGGCTAACACTTTGCGCATCCATAGGGGTTGTTGGAGTATTTTGAGCCATTACACGGTCTAGTATTTCTTCAAAAGTTTCTTCACCCCATATAGAGTAGGCAGCCTCTGCCATTCCTTCGCCAACAAGAAAATCATCAAGAAGTCTCCTAGCCTCTTGAATACCTTCTGGAGTTCTTCCGTCTTCTTCAGGTATACGACCGGGATCTTCAATATCACCAAAAGAAGAAGTATTTGTCGGTGCATTAGGATCAAACGGATCAGTTTCTCCGGGCAATCCTTTAGTAGGGTAGCTAGATCCGCTAGTAAGCATTCCTTTTGTAGGTCGTAACGCCATATTACTTCTTCCAGTTAGCTAAACCACGTAGCCCAAATGAAGCTGCAACAGCAGCACCCAAGAAACCTTTGTACCACTCAGGCATAGAATCTAATGCTTCAAAGCCGGACATTACTACAGGAACCATGCTAGGGAAAAACGCAAGAATGCAAGGCACTGAAAACAAGATCGTAAACCACT